GTCACAGTTGGTTTGTTCCTCGCCTTGGGTCTGTCTGCATGCTTTACTTGCGTGCAGGCCTACCACATTTGGCGAGGTCGTGACTGGATGACTACGGTTCGTAGGGACCGCAGGGCCACGGAGGTGGCCACCACGGTGACTTTCGCGTCACGCGTGGCTTTTCCAGGTACAACTGACTTGCGAGAGCCGCTGTTGCCACGTCACGCGGATGCTGAAGTCCGAGTTGGGGTAGACCCCCACCCGCCTAGGCATCCTGGCGCCGATCTGCCCACTCGAGCCTTGCTTACTGGCATCGCTGTGGCGGATCGGGTCCCCACCGTCGTCGAGCCCAACCAGGCTGCTGAGCTATCCGGTGTTACGAATCGTATCACTGGTGAGCCGCTGCCTGTGGAAGCTGGCGCCCTCTGGACTTATCAGGCAGTGTTCGAGGCACTGGAGTTCGGGGAGTGTCAAGTCGACGACGAAGCGCTCTTCTCCGCTTGGGTACGCAAGTTTCCTGAAGCTCAGCGGAAAATACTCTCAGACGCGCGAAAGCTCGCGCGTTCGTCTGACCCGGATTCCAACGATACCCGCGTCAAGGCGTTTACGAAAGAGGAGAAGGGCAAGATCATGTCGGTTACCGGTGAGATACCAACGAAGCCGCGCATTATACAACAGCCGTCTGATAGGGTTAAGGCCATGGTTGGTCCCTTTGTAGACGCTTTTGCGAAGCGAGTTCGCAAGGTTTGGAACGGCGTGACCTCTTCCATCTGCTACGTCTCCGGCATGACTGCTGACACCTTAGGTGAGGCTTTTGATGCCGCGTGTGTTAGACTTGGTGGTTGGGGCAACATCGTCGTCCTCATTTTGGATTTCGAAGTCTTCGACTCGACTGTCCGCTCTCAGCTCTTTGGGCCTAGAGAGCCACTTTACACGCGCCATGGTATGGGGGACCAAACGTCCAAGTACCTTGCAGCCTTGAAGGCCCAAGGACAAACCCGCCATGGCGTTAAGTATCGTGTCAAGACAGCTGATGGCGAGACTGATATCGAGATCCTTTCTGGTGTTATGGACACAAACCTTTGGGGCAGCATAGTTAATGCGGTTTCGCAGGTCGTGAGCTTTGTTCATGCCTTGCATCCGATTACTGTGCCCCCAGTTGTATTACCGAGCGGCGCACGTCACGAGAACCTAGACATGGTGGGAGTTAGCACCCCGTACGAGACCACTACCAAGTTCCAGCTTGGTCTCGAAATCTTGAAGGATGCAGCCGATAATTCGGCTGTCTTTGTTATGGGAGACGACGGCATGTTGATCATGCGCGCTTCCCAGTACAGTGAGGACTTCAAGGAGAGATTTGTTGGGTCTCTCCGAGCTTTAGGACTCAAACCCACATTGACTGTGGCGACATCTCGTCACGAAGTTGAGTTCTGCTCCCGTCTGGCGTGGCATGGCGTTAACAAGGAAGGCCGCACCCAGACTGTCTTCGGCGCTAAGCTGGGACGAATTTTCCACAGAATGGGCTGGAATCTTACTGTTCCTGGTGCTCTGAATTTGTATGGAGCATGCGTCTCGGTTGGGAGGGACAATAACCACGTCCCCCTCGTCCCCGACTTCGTTGCCCAAACGAAACACCTCATCAAACCGACAGAGCGGGTGATTCGCGGCAAAGAGTGGACTGAAATGAAGGTTTCCCAACAGTGGAAGCCTAGTCAGGCCAACCAACATCTCCTCCAAGCCAGGTATGGCGTCACTACGGAGGATTGTCAGGAGTTGAGGCGAGTGTTTAGGAGCATCGACGCCATACCGGCTGTCATCACCCACCCGCTAATCCAGCGGATGGTTGATATTGATGCTCAATGACGCCCGACGGGTCTAGGATCGACCCTTTAAATGTCCACCGGGCCTGGCGTGGGGCCCGGCTGTAAATTGTCGTATAGGACAGCAGTTTCGTTTGATTTTACGTGTCTGTAACCACACAGATTGCTGATTCGAAGAGCTTCTTTCCCATGGTCTCCGGGAAGAAACGTCGTAACGCCCCCAAGAAGAAGAAAGGTACTCGGCCTAAGGCCCCCAAAGCCAAAGCTAATACTATTGGCGGTGCTGCCTATAATGGTGGCGTCGCCAATGCACCTTCGAGGGTCAATACCCTCAAGGGGCCTTCCTCGTCAGTGGGCAACAGACTGATCAAACAGTCTTGTTCGATTTACGACCCCTTTTGTCCCGGTGCAAAGGGGGCCAAGCTGCCTGATGGCCGTGGTACCCGTACTATGGCCACCCGCTTGAACGGCTATGTCACCATGGCTGGTGGCACCGCCTCTGCGCCCAACTCTAATGCTACGGCTTTTGTCGCTGCTGGCCCTTACGGCTATGCAACGGCTACTGGCGTTACAGTTGGTAACTACAATTTCGGTTCTGTTTGGAACATTTATGGCCAGTCAGGTTTATTGGCAGGCAATTGTTCCAACTATCGAATTGTCAGTTTTGGCGTTATGGCGCGCGTCGTTTCTGCGGTCAACAGCACGTCAGGCAGTATCGCCTTCAATACGCTGAACCCAGAGTTTAGTGCCACCCAAGGTGATTTGGTTCCCCCCCTAAGCAGTGACTATGAGGAACAACAGACATACCCCCTGGCAACGGGGGCCACTTACCTTTGGACGTCGAAACCCCAAGGCACTGATTCGACTCAATTCAAGGACCAGTCCGGCAACAACTGGACGGGTAAGGACAACGACCAATGTACTGGTTTTACTGGTCTCGTCGTTGAACTTAGGGGGAGCACATCCTCCACCGTGATTGAGATGGAGTACTTCGTCAATATCGAAGCTCAGATTCTCCCTAACAAGTCGATGGCAACTTTGTTACCGCCAGACACGCCCCCTTCGCCTGTGGCGATGCAGGCGCGTTCGATCGCTAATAAAACGACCACGGCCTCTGTTCCCGGAACGGCTGCCAATTATGAAGTAGACGTCGTTAAGAAGATGGGTGGCATCGTCGGCAAGTTGACCGCCGGGCCTTTTGGCTCGATGGCCCTTGCCTTGATGGATGCGTTGTGAGGCTATTCGTAGGCATCGCATCTTCGGAGTGTGGTAGGAGTGGCGAGCAAATAGAAAACATAAAATTAAAAATCACAAAACATAAAACCTCAGGCTGGTGCGGCTGGTACCCGTACCTTTTCTGTGATAAAAATGCTCGAATAATCTTTAAAACTAAAAATAAATCTATATACCACTGGCGAAACTGGGAG